AATTAGATAAAACAACTGGTGGCACAGCAATTTTTGACTTTTGGTTTCGAGTTAATGGTGTCAACGTAACAAACAGCGGTAGCAGAATTCAAATCCAAGGCAATAATGCCGAGATTTTTTCATCATTAAATTATTTTTTTAACCTCAAGGCAAATGATTACGTTGAGTTGATGTTTTCAGTCAACGACTTGACTGTTGAACTAAAAACATTTGCAGCGGTTGCACCACATCCGGGCATCCCGTCCATCATTCTGACAGTGAACACAGTAGGAGACCTCATATGACTGTTGTCGTTAAAGTTTTAATCCCAGCCAAACAAGCTGAAAGCGCACAAACTACTCAATACACAGCCAATAATGTCAAGGCCATTATTGATAAATTCACGGTTACAAATACCAGTGCTAGTAATACAACATTTAGTTGCAATCTGGTCACTGTGGTTGGTACGGCAAATGCGGCAAATTTAATCATTGATGCCAGAACGATTGTGCCTGACGAAACCTATACTTGCCCTGAGTTGGTGGGTCATGTTTTAGATTCAGGCGGTTTTATTTCCACATTGGCAAGTGCTGCAACATCACTTACCATTCGAGCATCAGGCAGAGAAATTACATAAGGACATGAAAATGAAAGATTTTTTAATGATGCCGAAAGGCTTTATGGGCTTGCCACAAGAGGAAGACTTCATCACTGTGGCACAAAACAAGGCAAACTTTCTTGTTGCGGTAAAAGATTGGCACTATGGCCCTGAAGAACCAAGCAACGACCCAAAGGCAAACCCTGATTTTTATGAATCATTGGCTGATGCCATGCAATGTGATGTAAAAGACGCAAAGCGCAAGCATTGCTCTAACTGTGAATATTACGACAACAGCTTTATGACTCAAGTGCGGATTGAGCGCATACCGATGGCTGGGTACGATATTGGATATGGCTACCGTGGACATTGTGAAAAGCTGAACTTTATCTGCAACGATATGCGGGTTTGTCAGGCTTGGGAAGACGAAGAATATGAAGATTGACCTTTTTGCAATTTGTGCGAAAATCAATCCGCTGAGTCTTTTGGGCCACCAGCAGCTCACCCTATCATAGGAGTTGGCATGGTGACATTGGGCATATCACAACAGCATTTGCTAGAGGTCTATCAAGACCCCTATATTGCACGAGTTGGGCATGACCATAGGCCAGCCGCACCTATTGACCACCCGAATGCCATCTATTTATCAGCTTGGGTTGGTAATTCATTTGCTGGTGCTTTTCTTGTTATCCAACAAAGCGCAGTCGAGTTGGAACTTCATGCGTTGTTGAAAAAATCAGCATTAAAACATTCCCGTGAACTTGGCTTTGCTTGTTTGGCTTGGGCTTTTACCCAGCCTATTTTGCGGGTTACTGCTTACATTATTCAGGGCTTAGAGACGACAAAAAACTATTGTCTCAAGTTAGGTTTCAAAGATGAGGGTTGCAGACGCAGTGCGTGTGTGCAAAATGGTGTGATTAAAGATGTTTATATGTTGGGCATGACCCGACAGGAATGGGGTGCATTATGGGTTTTATAAGTAAACTGACTGGCGCAAAACAAGCTGGGGAAGCTGCCGAGCGTGGTGCTACAACCCAAGCGCAAGCTGCCGAAAAAGGTATTGCAGAACAGCGCAGACAATTTGATGCACTTGTTGAATTGATGTCACCCTACGTTACTGGTGGGCAAGAGGCCTTCAGTCAACAGCAAGCACTTATTGGTTTACAAGGCCCTGAAGCGCAACAAAAAGCCATTGCTGGTTTTGAAGAATCACCTATTTTTCAATCACTGACAAGACAAGGTGAACAGGCTATCTTGCAACAAGAAGCAGCAACAGGCGGTTTGCGTGGCGGTAATGTGCAACTTGCATTGAGTCAATTTCGCCCACAAGTTTTAAACAGTTTGATTGAACAGCAATACGGGCGTTTGGGTGGACTTTCCAGCATTGGTCAAAGTTCAGCCGCAGGGCAAGCCACTGCTGGTATGCAAACAGGAACAAATGTAGCAAATCTTTTGGCTAATCAAGGTGCAGCCATTGCTGGTGGGCAAATTGCAAGAGGCAATGTGGCTCGTCAAACCTTTGGCGATGTGCTTGGTGCTGCTAAAGCATATGCGACTTTTTAAGGTACTGACATGGCAATCAACCCATTACAACAACCAATCGATTATTTTGGCGCAATGCCACAAGTTGATATTGGCAAACAATTTGCAGAGTTTGGGCAAGTGTTAGCTGATAGACAAAAGCGCACCCAAGCCGAAGAAGCCAAAGCGCGTTATGCAACTGATTTACAAGAGGTATTAAACAACCCGTCAATGCAGGCATTTAATAAATTTGCAATGACGCATCCAGTAAGTAGAGAACTTATAAAAGATGTAGCGCAAAGATTTACACAAGAACAACAAGATGCTGAATTCAACATTGGCAGAGATGTAGCCATTGCGCTTGAAAACAATAAGCCAGAGGTTGCGCTTGAGATTTTGAATCAAACAATCGATGCAAGAGAAAAATCCAAACTACCCGCTGGTGTTTATGGTCAGGTACAAAGCATTTTGGCTAACACTGATGACCCAGACCGCCTTAAAAAAGCCAAATTTCAAACAAATTTTGCATTGACTTTACTCAACCCTGAAAAGTTCGGCAAGGTTGTTGATTCTTTAGAAAAGCAAAAACTTGTGACTGAAGAAGGGTTTAAATTATTGCCAGAAGAAGATCGAAAGGCAGCAAAATTGCCGCCCGGCACATACCAAAAAGGTCCGAAAGGTGAAATTAAGTTATTAGCTGCGACAAAAGAAGATTTTAAACTTCTTTCACCAGCGGAGGTAAAAGCAGCAGGGTTGCCACCGGGTACATATCAAACAGGGCCATCTGGCGAAATAAAGTTAGTATCTGCGGCAAAAGAAAACTTCAAACTCCTTACGCCAGCAGAAGTAAAAGCGGCAGGATTGCCACCGGGCACATACCAACAAAGTCCAACTGGTGAAATCAAACCTATTGTAAAAGAACCATTAGTTTCTGTTACTGTTGAAAATCAAAGTAAACGGGATGAGTTAGCTTTATCAAAACTTGATATACCAAGAGCAGAAGAGTTTTCTGCGTCAGCAGCATCTGCACGAACACTGGCAAGAGACGCAAGAACTATTGCAAATTTGCTCAAAGGTAAAGGGGGTGGCGCTGTCATTAAGTTAGGTGCAGATATTGCCAAAACTTTTGGCTTTTCTACTGATACTGTTTCTGTAAATGACCTTGCTAATTCTTTAGCTGTTCGTGGTGCTACACAAATGCGAGCCCCCGGCTCAGGTTCAACATCAGACATTGAATTTAAATCATTTGTTTCGGCTTTCCCGTCATTGGCAAATTCAGAGGGTGGTCGTGAGTTGATGGCAAAGTATGCGGATGCTTTTGCAAAACGATCTGCAAAAATTGCAGACCATGCAAGAAAACTGATACGAACAGACAAATACAGCGAAGAAGAAATTGCTAGGTTTGACGAAAGTCTTGGGTCAATTCTTGACAAAGATTTTTACGAATCTGTCAATACAGGCCCAAGGGTTAATGTGCCGAAATATGTTCCACCAGCCGCTTCAGCCGCACCAGCCGCAGCGCCTAGAACATTGGATTTTGTGCTTGAACTATATGCGCCAAAGAAAAAGTAGATAAATATGGCAACAACACAAGAATTAGAACAAGCATTGATGGCCGCTGATGCGGCTGGAGATGTTGAGGCCGCAACTTTGATTGCTCGTGAAATTCAAATTAGGCGTGAAACAGGAGGTGAGCGTGGGGTAATTCCTATGATGGGTGATGCCCCACTGCCAAGTGAAACAACACCATCCCCTGTAGAACCACTACCATCATCAGAAGTAGAGCAGAAACAATTACCACCCGCAGAAGGTGGCATCCTTACTACTTTAAAAAACTTACCATCAGCCATTGTGGAATCTGTTACTGGGGCGGGAAGGGCTACAGAGGCCACTAGAACGCTACCAGAGTGGACATCTAT